CCTCTAAACTCTACCTGACCATCGTCCCACTTGTGGACCAGTTCAGGCCAAAGAAGTCTCCCATCCTTAAATGTCAGAATTGCGAAACCGCTTCTATGGTTTAAGGGATTGTCTTCACCGTAACTGAACTGGGGTCCATATGGTTCAGCAAGTGTACCTGTATCAACTCCAAATCTGTTGCCGTTATAGTCAGCATAAGGTGTTACTTTTAGGCTGTGTAGGTGTCCAGTAACAATACTTTTTCCTGCTGTTGCAGTGTTATTGTGCGTAGCATGAACACCACCTTTATACCTATGTTTAATGATGACATCGTCTGTTGCCCAGCAAGTCATACAGAACTCCCAGGTTGGCAAATGATCTTCCAACTTAAATCCATAGGTCTGGGCAAACTCAGGCGCATTGGCTGCTAGACGGGCGTTAAACCGCGCATCGTGGTTACCCCATGTATAGACTAATCTGACGTTGTGACGGGCTTCCTTGGCGGTTTCCTCGATTTCTCCAAGGGCTTCCTGACAAGCCTTAAGTTCTTCAATAAGACTAGGTTCTTTGCCAGACACACCAGAAGGCGAAAAACGGCTGATAGAGGCACCATCAAGGGCATCGCCATTACATATCACTGCTGAAGGTTTAAACTCTTTAATCGCCCATAAAAGACCTTTAAAGGCTGTGGTGCGTATGCCAGGCCAGAAGTGTGCGTCTGAAAAAACAATAACAGTCCCGTTTAATATACCTAGTTGTTTGCGCTCATAAGCACTTTGTTGTCTTTCAGGTCTGCCATTAGGATTCTTTGCTTCCATTAATAGACCATATTTAGTCTCTAAAGTAGCCCTACGCCTCTGAATGGTTCGTATATTACCCCCTGTGACTTTATGTATAGCGGTTGCAGAACCATGTAATTTCCATAATTCGATGAACTCAGCATCAGTCAGGATAGGGTTTTGAGCCATGATTACTCCAGTTTTAATCGCCAGTAACTTGTGTGCTTTGTCATCCAAGGCTTAGTTGGATTAAACATTTTGAAACCACACGAGATGAGAGAATTTGCTGAAGCAGGGTTATCGTATGTGCTTGTAATAACCCAATTCATTTTAAGAGCTTTTGCTTGTCGGATGCGGACCCGAATAAACTTCTTCTGTAACCCTTGTCCACGCATATCAGAAACAACGCCACAGCGTATAAGGTAACCGCAATCAGACCACCAAGGACTACAAACAAGACCTGCGAAAGCACAATCCACCCCATCCTGAGTAGCAATCCACCAATAGCCATGATTTGTGTCATATGGTTTATCGTAGGGTAGGCACTTCTTTTGAAGTACCGACAGTCTCGTCTGCACAGAGTCGAGCCGCGTATCTACTCGCTGTATTTTCATGGTGCGTATTAGACAAAGGTTATATGACTTATTTATGAATAAGTACGAGTACCTTGTTTATCAATGATTAATGCTTGTTTGCGTGGTGCGCCTGATGGATTGTTTGGTACAGAGATATGGGTCCAAGAATTGAACTCACGAATGATCTGGTCGTAACCAATGCCTGAGGCCATCACAGCCTTAACTACTTCGTCTGGTGTCATACCTGGCACTCTAATGTCAGCAGCGCATCCTACACGGTGCTGAGAAGTATCCTTAGACCCTACAGCATCATTAACCTGTTTACACCTAAAGGCACTGTTAACCATAATAGGTTTGCCACCCAGTAAGGTCTTAACCTCTTCTAGCAAGTCTGCAATACGTTTAAGGTTGTTTATCTCAGAACTGTTAGGAGTATTGTCAAACTCTCTATGGTCAGTTACTGTAAGTTCTTCAAGGGAAAAATGTGGTGATAACAACATATTAGTGTTTATGGCTTGCGCCAAAGTAATAAGACAAAACCATAACCAATGCACCATCCAATGTACCTAGTACACGAATAATGATCTCTCGCATTTCATTGGGTACGACATGGGTTAGTAAGTGATACTGGATAAGTCCCCATGCAACCACCACCACAATCGCTAGAATAGGTGTTACTGACTTGTTGAGCAGAGGGGTGTTCTCGCTCGTCGCTAGGGCTGCTTCATTCTTACGGGCAGAATCACGGTCAGCCATATCCAACTTTGCATACTCTAATTCCAGTTCAGCTAACTTCTGAGCCGCTTGTGGATCGCCAGCAATAGCTTTAGCAACTGACTCGACAGAATCAGCAACACCAAACTTGTTAGCCAAAGCGGTAACAGCCATACCACCCAAAGGACCTGCCACAGCAGTCGCCAATGAAGGGGCCAAGCCCTTGAGTAAACCAAATAACTCATTCATTTATTTCTCCAACAGATTTCAGCTTGCTTTTTATAGTACTCAGCTTTCTTGTCATGCTCACGCACAAACCAAGACGCGCCAATTACCACCACTACGAGGAATATGGTGACAACAACCGTAACAGCAATTTCCCATATTAGTATCCCCATCTCCATTCCCTGTCATACTCAATTAACCAAGTTAAAGACCAAACAGAAATGTACACATAAACTATTGCAATCATGCTTGCTATGTATATATGTACTTTCTCTTTGATCCTTCTAAACTTCTCTTGCCTCTTTAACCGTTCTTGTCTTTCAGCCTCTTGTTGTAGTTTGGTTATTGCCTTGGCCTCTTCAATCAGTTTGTCTCTTTCTGCTTGTATCTCAACCCACAAGTCAGGCATACCTAACTCGTATCTAACCATATGCTCTAAGTCTTTGTAATACTGCCTGATCTGACGAACATGCATTACGTTGTCAATGGCTTGCATGGTTACATTTTTAACCTTGCCCTGCTTTGCTAACTCTTTTGTCTCTTCAGTCTTCTTCTTGTAGTCTTCTTCTAGCTGACTTTGACCGTGAAAGAATTTCGAGAGTAACCCACCGACCTCACCAGCGATACCTGCAACCTCGCCACCAGTCCTCTTGATGTCTTGGTACGCTTCAACTGCCGACTTGATTCCTTCGTAGGCAAGTTTGCATCCTGCGAAGATAAGGGTTGGTTCAATCTTTTACCTCTTTGTATATTTGGTATAGCTTTAGACCAATCATCAGAATCGTGTATATCAGGGTAGCCCAAAGGACTAGTTCACTGACCTGATAACCATATACAGTTGCTAAAGACACGCCTACTGGGGGCGCTACTTTGGCTGCAATAGCCCCTACAGTTTCATCTTGATGTGTCATAAGTTATCTCGGTGGAGGTACTGAACGATATGGGCTACCCAGTTTCTGGGCTTCTTGAAATGCTTTTAATTGTTTTTCAGTTAGTGTGCCAGATGCAAGTTCTGATGGGGTAATACCCATTGGCAATAGCCCTTCAGCAACATTGCCAATACCTTGGCGTAGGTTTTCTGCTTTAGCCAAATCAGCTAATGAGATTAACGCACCAGCAACACCACCAACTTTAATTACTTTAGATCCCTTTGGACCACCGACTCGCTCAAGAATACCTTTTGTAGGTTCTGGCATTTGTTCACGCGGAACACCTCTGGCTTCTAGTTGGGCGCGAGTTTCTCTGCCTAAACCTCTATTAATTTCTTTACCAGTTTCAATAGAGCCTTTGTATTCCGTAGGAAAATCTCGATTAGTAAATGATTGTGTGTATGTTGGCTGACCAAGATCGTTTCTTAATACATCAATGTATTGTGCATTTGGAATAAATGCTTTACCTTGAGGAACATCTCTTATTGATGGATAGGTAGATCTCATTTTGCCTTCAAGATTCATACCTTCATAAGCGGCTTTACCAGTACCAGTCCTAAGTTCTGTTGCGCCTTCAAAAGGATTTACACCTATTGTTTTTTGTTTAGCAAGTTCATTCTTAAGTTTGTTTTGCTCAGACTGTTTAACAATTTCCATGTCTTTAGGCACATTGCCTACAGGAGTATTTAAATCAACAGTGGGATTTATTGGAGTAGGAGCATTAGTTGTTGCTGATTTGGTTTGATTAATTATGTTTTGATCAGTAGCAAGTTCTTGTGCAAATGTAGGTGCGGTCTGTGCGCCAGATGACATCTTGTCACGTAAAGAATCGTAAACTTTTTTTCCTGTTTTAACAGTAGCTTCGGTTGCTTTGTAGCCACCATATAAACCAGCAGCAATCAATCCAAGACCAGCAGGCGTTCCAAAAACCGCTGGAACATTGGCTTTAAAATCACCCACTTGTACAGGAAATGTTGTTGTTTGTTTAACACTTTCATCAAACTTCTTTTTCATTTCTTCAGTTTGATTTGCAAACGCTGCATCATTTTCGGCAGTTGCTTTATTGGCAGACTCTGCTGCAGGAGATGGCGGTGGCACAGCAACTTTTAATTCTGCATCAATATCATCATCTGAATATCCAGCAGCTTTAGCTTCTGCTCTAAATTTTGCTTCATCAAAAGCCATGATTAGCCTCCATTTTTCTTCTTGAGATCAGACAACGAAGGCCGTGCAGGTGGTGCAGCAGGTGTTGCAGTAGGTGCATTTGCTGCATTTGTTTGAGGTTTAGGTGTAGATGGCTTAGTATTTTTGGCAATGTACTCAGCATCCATTACTTCGTTAATCAACTTAGAGTAGTGATTTCGGATTTCTTGTGGTGCCGCTTGTTTCAAATAGTTGGTGCCAATGTCGCCAGGCAATGGAACAGTGTTGGTATCTTTATATCCTTGTATAGCGCTATTGCGATACTTGATGTATTGATCCATTTGATCAGCGTTTTGCAGAGCCTGTAATGACTGTGCCATTACTTGTGCTTGTTTATCAATAAATGATGCCGAAGTAGGCAATGATACAAACGCTGGCTTGCCATGTAGTCTTTCTGCATCAACAAGTTCTCGTCCCATTGTTTGACTATTTGCTATTACTCTACGAAGTTTTTGTGCTTGTACAGGAGTAAGTTGACCAAGGCGTTCTGCTTCAGCAATACTCGCCATCGTCTGAGAAGCATTCTGTGTGGCCTCTCTGTTAATGTTTTCAGTATCGGTTTGCGATTTAAGCTTGTTTACGTCAACTTTATATCTATTGTCTTTGCTTACTAAAAAATCTCCACTTACTTTAAGGACAGTGCCAACAGGAACATTAATAGTTCCAGCCATTTTTTCAGTAACAGTTACATCTTCACCACGACTAACACTATTGCCTAGTTGGTTTAATATGCTTTTGCCATTAGAAGATGCGCTTGCTTGCCCAAGAGACTGGCTAACAGAACCAACAATTTTGTTATAAAGCTCTGGTCGTAGATCTGTTTTTACTTTGGTTAAGAAATCTATATTTTCTTGGTGTAATTGTTTTTGCCCGTTAAATATTTGATGCCACACGTTAGCTGCTTCATTGTCTTTTACAAAAGCTTCATTGCTTAACTTGCGTGTTTCTTGTTCGGTTTTTCCTTTGAGCGTGTTTTCCCATGCTGATATACCACCAACACGTTGTGCATACTCTTCTCTTGTAAGCGTTCTTTTTTCTTTACGGTCATAATAAGAAACTGGCTCACCAAGTTCATTGGTTTTTTCTTCTATCTGATTGCCATTGTTGTCATAACTAATAGATGTTTTTATGTTGCCACCAGTTACTTGCAAATAAGCAGACTTCTTGTCGCCCAATATGTAAGCAATAAGAGCGGTACCCCATTGCGGATGGTCAGCAATAGTCTCAAACTGTTTGCCAATTTGAATGCGACCTTCTGGCGTACTAGGTCCACCAGCCTTATCAATTGGCTCAACAATTTTTCCAAATTTAGATGCGCGATCTTGGATGCCTTTAACTGTATCCATTGCTACATTGCCAGCAGGTGTTCCAATGTTATCTTTTGCAATGTTTGTTAGTTCTTTTACATCACGGTTAGCCAAAGCATCATCTTCACGTTGCGTAGGACTTAATGGTTGAACAACAGGCTGTACAACAGGCGCAGTTGCTTGAATAGCGGGTTGTGCTGTTGGTGGTGCTATTGGTGCGGCTACTGCCGCTTGCGGAACAATAGGTGGAGCTACGGGGTCTAATACTTCAGGCATTTGTTTTCCTTATCCCATTCCAAACATTTGAACAAGTTTCATCAAATTAGAACTTTGTTGACCTTGCCCCATTGTTGGTACAAATTGTTTCATGGCGGTTTCTGCCATAGATGTGTTTAATGTGTTTTGTCCAGAATCTGAACCGTGCCAATCATTATTTAAAAGTCTTGATCCTGCATCATTTGGTTTAATACTAGGCACATATGGCTGATCTGCTATACCCGTGCCATTTTTAATAGTTAAATCCCCTGAAATTGGCATAGCAGGAGCCACTCGACCCATTGAAGGAACTACGGGGGCAGGTGGGGCATTAGGTGCAGCAGCGCCAGCAACAGGGCTTACAGGAGGCTTTGTATAAGTCCAAGCACCTTTGTCATTCTTAGATACGCCAATACCGTTTAAATAGTCTTTAAGACCTGATTGGTCGATGGCATAGGCCGTTCCCATAGACAAAAGATTTGATCCAAGTCCGTCAGAACCACCTTCAGCGCGAAACTGACTAAGGCCAACACTTGCAAATGGATTTGTATCAGCCATGTTTTATCCAATCCTTGAACTTTTGCCAGTAGTGTTGCTACCTTGAGTACCAGTAAAATTAGGTACGGTAGAAGCTTGTGGAGTGCCATAAATAACAGATGCATATTTAGCCAAAACATCTTGTGGTATTTGCGTGTAGCCTACCTTGGCTGCGGCAGCTTGATTAGCCGCTTGAACTTGTTGATTACCAAGAGTAGCCAATTGATTAGCAGCAGCAGCTTTATTTGCTTGTACACCAGCACGAGCAGAAGCAGCAGCAGTGGCTTGTCGTTGAGCATTTAAACTTGATAAGTTTTGATCTGCCAAAGCCATGCGAGAACTACCTAAACCACCAGCAGCGCCATACATAGCGTTTTGGCCTAACTGTGATTCACGCGCAGATTCGCGACCCGCTTGTAGCGAAGCTTGTACTTGCTGTTCTTCATAGTTAGGATCAAACAAAGAAGATAAGCCAGCCATCCCAGTTTTTATACCGCTAGTACCAGCAGCTTCATTAACAGCGCCTGTACGACCAGCTACATCATATGCATTAATACCAGTTCTTATAGCTTCTGGCGCTACTTGGTTGTAGACACTTTGTGCTTGACCAATAGTTTTTTGGTAAGCAGGAAGGAATGTGCCTGTTAAAGCATCAGTTTGCGCTTTTAATGCGGCTTTTTGTTCTTCTGTTACGACTGGAGCCGAACTAGAACTACCTTTGGAGGAACCCATAATTAGACCTTACCTTTCCCGCCACCCGCGTTAGGTGACTGTTGTTGCGTATTATCCCCCATACCTACTGTATTTGAGTATTGGTTTGGCATACCCATTTGGGGTTGTCCAGAAGTAGCAGAATTAGTAATTAATCCATTTGCACCCTGTAATACAGAAGAAACTCCCAATCCTATTTGTGATCCCAGAGTTCGCTTTGGCATAGTCGGGCTATTTGGAATTCCCTGTTCTGGCATTCCAGTTGGACTTTCAGGCTGTCTAAATTGAGCAAGAAAATCATTTATATTGTTAGTTTGACCAGGCGAACCGCCTACTTGTCCAGATTTACCACCGCCAGATAACTGGTTGTTACCTTGCTGAACTTGTGCTGAATATCCCATGATTTTTCCTTTAAATTTTTGGAACAAAAATAAATGAATTGTTATTCCACAATCCTGTTAATTGAATATAAGCAGAAATTGGATTTCCTGATGCATCAAATTCGCGCATTTGTCCAAAAACTACCATTCCATATCCTAATGTGGTTGGAGACAAAGTTGCAATAGATGTTGGGTTCCAAGGAAATTGCCGTCTACTATTTCCAACAACTGGATATGAAATTTCCACCGAAATAAATTGCGGAGAGCCTGAAAAATATGTATATTTATATGCAGTACCTGAACCAGATGCAGTTCCAGTACTAGTAAAATAAGTTCCTACTGAATTACTTGCTGCGCCAATAGCGGTAAAATTTGTTGAACCAACAGTGCGAATTACATAAATAGAACCTGCAACTATAGATGTAGCTTCAACTATTGGCATAATACTTAAAAATATTGAACCATTAACTCTCACAGCAGTAGCACTTAAATTATCTATTGTTAATGTTGTATTTGCTCCCCACATAATTGTGCTATTAGTTAAAGGGACATTAAAATCTTGAAGGCTTAAAGCAGAAGAACCCGAACCAAAAATAAATGTTGCATCTGATGCGGCATTTGAACTTGCATCTAAAAACCCATTTGCATAAAGAGCCGATCCGTTAAATGTTAAATTAGTAGTTGAATTACCATATACAAAACGACCATTACTATATATATGAGCGCCAGTCCCTGTCATAGTTGTTCCGCTAATTGCTGGAGAACTTCCAATAGATAAATCACCAGCAGTAATAGTTCCAAGATCGGCAGTTATTGCACTTAAAGCGCCAACTTTAAGATTAGACAAATAAGGAACATTCCAAGTTGTCAAATTAGTTGTTGGGTTGTATACACCATTAGACTGAAACAAGGCTTCATTAGTTAATAATGTTGGTGGCGTGGCTTGCCAAGTTTCTGCTCCACCCCAAGTGTTATATGGGGGAAAAGATGCATTACCTGTAGTTTGATAAGTAGATGGAGTGCTTGCCAATGCAAAGCTTGTGCTTTTTGCATAACAAATACGAGAAGATGCGCCATCAGAACCAGAAATTATGTCTAGATCAATTGCTGTGCCAGTATCTGATTGATAAAGGGTAGAAGGAGCAGCCAAAGCAGCAATAAGATTAATTTGTCTACCGCCAGTAACTGTGTAATACACCAATTTTGTTGTACTAAAGCCACCAGTAACTTGATACCAAATGTAATCAGCAGGGTTACTTGACTCAGGAGTAGCAGTGTCTGTATTTCTTAAACCGTAATAGTAACGATTAGTAGGCGTATTACTGAAGTTAACTGTTCCATCAAAGTTATCTGCATACTTAATTGCAAGGTATCTATAGAGATAACCTTGAACCCTGCCT